CCCATCATGGGCCGGAATGTGGCCCAGCTCGAATCGGCCGACCACTTATGGGCAACTCTCGGGTTCGACCGTTCGATAAAGCCGTCTAGCGTCAGGGCCATCAGTCGGTCTAGGACCGGCTTGACCATCTTACAGCCGTTCGGTACGTTCTGTGCCCCAACGAGGCTATCGACAGATTGCCACGCTAAGCCGTCGTACTCGTAGAGCTTATCGACGCCGTTAGCGACATAGACTTTGTCGGTTGTTTTCCAGGTCTCGAAATGCACGTCCGTATTTTCGGTCATGGCCGCGGACAGTTCGGTCTCGGCCCCTAGGTCGGAAAGTAGTACGATCTTAGGTCCGTAGGCTACGAGTCTGGCGCTCTGTCCGGTGCCGTAATAGAACTTATGCCCCCCGGAGATCCGGTACGAACCTAGCGACGACGGAGTCAGGGGAACTGAGCCTAGCCGGGTCCGGAGCCCGTCGATAAACTCCATGTTCCGCATAAACCGCGCTTCGCCGGGCCGTAGGTCTTCGTCGGCCGCCCGTAGATTGATCCCTAAAATAGGATCCGGGAAGTTCGCGGGCTTATCGGCTAGCTGGTTCCGTAACATCTAGCGGTAGCCTTCCATCTGCGTATACACGACGCTCTGCGCGCCGTACTGGGCTAGCATGCGTTCCCAAATCTGTTCTTCTGCGGCTCGCCGGTCGTCGTCAAACTTCGCCATTGTTTTGACTTTGACGCCCTGGATCCACAAATGCCTGCGCCTGCGCAAGTGCGCGATAAAGACGCTGTCGGCCTCGTCCATTAGCGTCAAATTTTGCCGGTAGGGCAGGAGAATCGGGTAGTTTTCGTCGGCCGCCGGGGCTAGCTCGATTTGCCAGTTTCGGCGGCTGTATTGACGCGGCCGCCCTAGGGGCTTGCTGACGTAGTCGTAGTCTCGGCGCGGCAGGACTTCGCTCTGCATGCCAATGACGTATTCTGAAGTCGAGTTAGGGTTGCCAGTACTGGTCGGCCAAGCCTCACTCACGGTCAGAACTTTAGTCGTATTGTTGTAGGCCGAAATAAGGCGTTGCGCGTTTTCGCCTGCTCCGTCGGTAATAAAGATTCTGCGGCCTTTAATATCGTCTTCCTCGGTCGAGAAATCCGAGGCTAAGGTAATCGTCGTGCTCGTACCAGCTTGGGCTGTGCCGCGGTACTCGTCCGCGCACCAGAACAGCTCTACCTTAATTTCTGAGTCAAAATCGTCGGGCTCGGTAATGTCTGACAACCCAGCGGGTACGACGCGGCAAGCTAGGCCCTCTAGCATCCGGTCGGTTCTACAAGCGTTCCAGATTTCGGCTTTGATCGTTTCCCACTGGTTCGCTTTGAAACTGAGATAGGCAGACTGAGCAGTCGTGACCGAGTACTGCCCGGCTTCGCTCATACCCTGTATGATAATTTCTGCAACAGTCGGGTTCGTAACAACGGCCATCGTGGATATTTACCTTTTAGGGCTAGGGCAGAGGCCGTTATAGGCCCGGCTGGGGAGGGACCAGCCGTACCAGAAGCATGCCCTAGCTTTAGGGGGAACTAGTACCGGCTATCTAGAAGGCTCAAAGGAAGTTCGGCGTTTCGCGCCATTCCATCCGGCCCACGTAGACGCTTGGGGCTGTAGACAATCTCAAGGCCAAGCAAGAACTTGTCCTCAGTCAAGCCCACTGCAAACGTATCTAGCTCAACTTGCAACGTAACCGCTTCTGCAAGGGCAGAGATCGTCCCGCCTGCGAGCAAGCCGTATTCGGTCGTCTGGTAGGTGTACGCGCCGACCACGGTATCTTGCGCAATCGCAGTCGTCAGGGCCGACGTAGCTGCGGCAATCGTGGTGCTGTTCGGAACCAACGGAAGATAAAACACCTTCCAGTTCATCGTGTCAGCAGTCGTCGCGCTGCCAGAAGTCCAATGGATCCGGAAACGAATGTCCTTGTTCAGGTCCATGTCGTAGGGCAACTGCATGACGTGGTCGAGCACGTCGCCGTCTGCCTCGAACAACGGGGCCACTAGGCCAAACGTCGAGATTTCCTTGGTGACAAGGGCTCCGGTGCTAGATCCGGTATCGACGCCCGCGGTCCCAATGAGACCACTAAAGCTGCCGCCCGGAATGTAGATCCGGCCCGGACGCCACTCAAACCCTTTATCGGAGTAGACGCGAGAATGATGCGAACCGTTAGGGAACATCGGCTACACTTTCTAGGCTCCCCCCTAGGTTAGCCGTCCTAGGGGTTCTGGCCTGTTTTAGATTAACGAGATCCGCTTTTAGCGGAATGCTCGGAACGTGAACGTTTTGCTAGCTTCCTGGCAGCCTGCATCGGTTCCCACTAGGAAACCGTGGTTCGTGCCATCGGTCCCGGCAACGGGAGTAATCCCGCCGGAGGTGATCGCGGCCGCGGCGGTCGTAATCACCATTGCATGCGCGTCCGTCATGTCGCTCGTCCAGATCGTCAGAACGTCCTTGTCCGTCGCGTTAATTAGCTCAACGCGGCTCGGAACGAAACCGACATTCACATAAGTTGCGGACGGAGAAGCGTCGCACACGTACTTACCTTCGACAAACGCGGCAAAGGGGAGGCTCGGCCGAATCGTCACTGTAGCTACTGCCATCTAGAAACTCCTTTAGGTCTACTTGTCGTGAACCTTGATAATTTCAATATCGAAGTCCGACTGGTAAACATAATCCTGTTTAGGATTGTAGAAATCTTCCTGTTTGCGGGGCATGCCACGCTGCGCGGGGTCGTACTCTTTCAGGTCAGGAACGATAGTCTTAGACTTCGCGTTCTGTAGCTGTTCGAGTGCGTCTTTAGGTAGCGTATTCCGCTGGCCCACGACGACCCACTCTTTATGCCCATTGACCTTAATAGGGATCGGTTCGCCCTTCTTATATTGGCTGTTCGCCGCTAAGTAGAACTCAACCTTTGGCCCCCCGGCTTTGGGGTGCTTTTGCATATTTGCCACTAGCTATCCTTTCGTCGTTTCCAGTTTTCGTCATGCTGAGCGACTAGCTCGGTGTCTAGCTTTACGTCGAACTCCGCAACCCTCCGGCGGTCGCTGGCCCGGTGCGATTCGTAGCCTGTAGCTAAATAAGCTGCATGCCGCTCCGCTTCGGACTTGGACAGCCCCCGCTTAAGGGGCCGTCCGTCCTGTGTCACCATATACAGATTCACCTATCCCTCCTAGGCTACTTAGTTCGAGGCTGCACACTCGATGCGAAGAATCCAATCCTGGTTGGTAATCAACCGGGCGCTCGTATTCTTCCAGCCCATCGTTTGAAGCTGGTCAATCGGGTCGCTAGTACCCGCGGACCCGAGGCCCTTGCGGAAGGTCTTGGTCGATCCACCGCTAACCGGGACCCGCGTAAAGCCGTGCTTCGCAAAAATCAGAATGGTATAAACGTCCACAGCTCCGGCAGTGTTCTTCACGGCCGTGCTGGATCCGCCACCACCCGCGAACTTCTTACCACCGGCACCTAGGGAGCTAGGATCCGGAGCCTCGAAGAACGCAATTTGCTTATAACGGCCCACTTCGCCTTCGGCCGCGCCTTTGTAGTCGCTGGCCCACTTGTAGCCGTCGATATTTTGAACATCGAACATCACATCCGGCATCGTGATAGCCGGGTAGGCGGGCATAATGGGGCTGGATCCGACGTTTTGCGAACCCGCGTTGCCAGACAAGAGCTTTTCGGCCCCTTCGTTGGACAATGCGCGGATGGCTCGGTCGAAATCGGCCGCGTCCGGCAAGCTCACAATGTCAGTACGGCTAGAACCGTTCGACAAAATGGCGTTGGTACCAGCAGCCGCTACGTCGCGGTCAATCGCGTCCATCGTGTACCCGGCCTGTTCGCCTAGAAGGGCCGCCCAGTGCCGTTGATACTCGTCGATACCGACCATGTCCGCTAGGTCAGTCAAAGCGATGAAATCGCCAAACTGGTTTAGCGTTGCGGTATAATCCGCGAGGGTCGGGACCTTCCCACTCGGGGGGATGCCTTCAGCTAGCGGAGATAGAGGCATAGCTAGATGCGCGTACCGGCGGAAGAGGATAGTTTTACCCTTCTTCGCCGGAAGATTGACCGAATCGGCCCACCGGCCATGAATATCCTTGTACTTCGCGTTCAAAAGAAGCTCACGCGAATAGAAGGTATTATCAAACGCCGGAGAAGGGCTAATGTTGGTTAATAGATTCGTGGACTTAACGGTCGCTGCCATTTAAGGAAACTCCTAGATTTAGCCCAAGCCCATCTTTTTCTTAGTCGCAATAAATTCATCGTCGGACATGTTCGCCCAATCAGGCTGTGATGCAGCCTTTGCGGCTTTACCTGCCCCGGCTTGAACCCCTTGCTTCAGAGCTTGGTTAATCGTCTTCGTCAATTCTTTACGTGTGGTCTGCTCAACTTTTTTCGCGCTCAGACCTAGACTTTGCGCGGCCATTGCAACCGCTTGGGCTTGGACAAGGACGTTCTTAGGATCTAAGCCCATCGCTTCGTAGCCCGAGAGGAAATCCGACGCTTTGGAAAACAAGTCGGTTCCTGGTACTAGGTCTGATTCGTACTGCTTGAGGATCCCGGCCGCGTCACCGACAAGCTTACGCTCGGCGGCTTGCACCGTCGTCTGGCGCATGGACGACTGAATGTCCATTTTCCGCAGCTCAGCGTCGATCATACGAATCTGACTAGCCGCCTCGTAGGCTTGCGCCGACGCTTGGTTAGCTTCATCGTACCGGCCATCGGCTTGAAGCCGGGCCGCCTGGCTCTCGAACTGGGCAACTTGCCGAATCCGAGCTACCTTGTAGTTTTCGAGCTGGTCGGCCGTGTACTTCGGCGCGTCCGCTTTAGGAAGCGGGGTCGCGCTGCGCTCCATGTCCGCTAGGCGTTGCGCCATGCGGCTCGCTTCTGACTGAACCTCTTGGTACGCTTTCTCTAGGTCCTCGGCAGATTTGTACTTACCTGCAAAAACACGCGGTTGAGGCGTTTCCTCTGAAACCGTTTCCGACTCGTCGGGGGTTTCTTGGCTAACGTCTTCCGTCACCTGTTCATCGGCCTGGCTTTCTACGGGTTGCTCAACTTCCGTTGAGGCCGTTTCTTCCAGGGTTGCGATTTCTTCAGGCATGTATCCTCCTAGCTATGCCGTCGCGTTTACTCCGGATGGTCCGGATTGGCCTTGCCCAGCAGCGACGGCCTTTGCTAGGTTCGGGTCGGGCATTTGTTCTCCCTGTTTTCTGATTGCCGAAATGATTTCTCTTGAGTACGGCATGTCGCTTGCTTCAACGATCATTTCTAGCGGGATCGGCGCACCTGCCGCTTTGAACTGCATCATTTGCGTAGCAACGGCTGCCCTAGCTGTCGGGCTGACTTCCTGGAAGTCCACTACGATGTCCATGTCGATGTACTGCAATTGCTTGAAGTACTCGTACATTTGCTCGTCGGGGATCGACTCAGGACCGAGAATGCCTGCCTGTTGCAGAATCCTCTGTTGCTGACCGATAATCCGGTCCATTTTCTCGGGGCTGTAGTACTGTTGGATCCGGCGCAGCAGAAGCTCACCGACTAGCTGCTTCGTCTCGGTCCAGTTCAGTAGCAAACTACCGATACCGACTAGCCCCCCGGCTTGGCGGCTTTGAATAGCCCGGCCGGACACGGTCTTTTGGGTCGTTTGACCCATCATTTCCGCGTTGACTCCGGCGATTCGCATAATCGAATCAATGCCGAATTGCAGAAGTTCCATGTCCCCAGGGCTTAGAACCTGGGGGGCGACTGGGATAGGGGGAGACCCGGCATACTCGCCAATAAAGCCCGGCCGAGCGTACTGCGCCCGGAGCTTTTCAACGTCTACTTGGTCCTGCTTCGAGAGCCAGACGCCGCCTTTAGGTCCCCGGACGACAGTGTCTAGCATGGTGGCATGGTGCCAGTTGACTTCGCGCTGCGGGTCCTTAATGTCGCGGACGACACCTTTGATCGAATTCAGATCGTCGGTGTCCTGGTAGCAAGTAAATGGAACAAACGGATAACGCCAATCGGATCCGTGTGGGCTCGGTCCATCGTCTAGCAGCTCCCACCCGCACACGTTAGCAACGCGCAAAGCGGTGGTCGGACGCACGACTAGCTCGAAGTGCTCGGTCGCTTCAGACCCGGCTTGCTTCCGGACCCGATCTAGGGCTTCCTCGGCATGCTCGGGCTTCCGGAACGTATGGACCTGTCCGGTCAGTCCGTTAATCAAAGCGGACTGGCTCTTAGCTTTCTCGATAGAAAATTGGCTAGCGGCTGTTTCTCCGGCGGTGTTATGGATCCGTTCGATTTCCTTATCCGCTTCGTCTTCGCTCTGGAATCGGCGTACATCGCCGGTCCTAGAATCGACAAGTAATGCGACTTCAACCGGGACCCGGTACCAGTACTGGAGAATGCGAATCCGCCCAGTGTCATCGTCTACAAGTTCCTGTAGAAGATGCTGGGGGACGCCCGTAGAAGCTGGGTCTTCTTTGAGCCAGTTCACATGAGCCCCCCGCTGGAGCACAGCTTGATGCTGCGGCCATCGTCGGGCGGCTGCTTCGGGCGTCGTCCATATGAGCTTGTACTGCCATTCGGCGTCGTTCTTCGTATACAACCTAGCCCCTGGCTCATGGCCCCAGGTGTTGGCTTCTAGGATGTCTAGCTTAATATCGCCTTCTAGGTAGTCGTCCGTCAGGTCGAAGCTGTGGCCGACTTCAAAGACAGCCTGCCCCCCGATCAGACCCTTCCGAAAGCCCTGATGAAATACATGTGCCCCGCGGGTACAGTCCATTGCGTAGCGCATATTGGCCGTCATTAACCGGCCTAGCTGCTCGTCTTCGGACCCCCGCGGAAACGCCCGGTAATCTTGCTCGCGCTCTTTCTGATAGCCCGCGATAAAATCGACGACCGGCTTAATCAGATTAAACGTCGCAATCGTCCGCTTCTCTTTACGAAGCTTCTGAAGATCCGCTGGATCCCATTGCTTGTCGCCGCCTTCGTTATAGTTGAAGTCTTCGAGCGACCTGTTCCGAGCGTCCCTGGTCTGGTGGTGGTAGGTATCGACGGAA